GGTAGCGGTTGCATCGTTTGGTGTATTAAAGACTGAAACCAGTCTATCCTCAGAATCAACCAATACAGACTGGTTGACTGGACCCCAACGAAAATTACCAGCAATTGCACCATCTGTTGTAGAAACAGCTGGAACAACGGTAGTTAGGTCAATCTCGCTGACGTTTACCCCTGGACTTACTTGAAATGCCATATTTTATCTCCTTCTCATTAAAGAGTTATTTCTCATTCAATTACCCAATATTTATAAAACGCCGAGTTTTAGTAGTTATCATAGTTACCTTGTGTTATATAATCTTGGATATCGAAAGGAGCAGGGGCGTTTTGTATTTGTTCAACTTCCTCTACACCACCATCATCATAGAATCCAAACGGTGTCAGTTCGTCCATCATTTGTTGGTCGGACTTTTCCCTCAGTTTAAATATAGTATTAATATCTGTCACTTCTTTAAAATACATTTGGTCACTCAACCAAGCAAAAAGCACAAGGCACATAACCAAGTCGTCGTGACATCCTGGCTCCGCCTCAAAAGAATTCGCCTTTCTGCTGAAAGTTGATAACTCGTTAATCGTTCTAAAATCATTAATAATCAGTTGGTCTTGCTCAATCATAAGTTTTAATATTGAACATCCAACAGACTTAACAGTCTTTGTTGTTCGTATACCCTTATCAATACCTCTACCGAAACCGCCAGATATTCTTTTACCCGATCTACCTGCACTTTCTGTAAACAAAACGTTCTCATACTCAAAATCTGAGTGTAACATTTCCCCGACTTGCTCGCCGATATCGTTGACTTCAACCAACACGAGAGCTTCGTTAAAAGTTTTACACGTTCTATATATTACTTCTGCGTATTCAGATGGAGTCACAAAGTTGTCTCTATAGACGCAGACCTGTTTATACGGCATAGAAGTAATGTCGATAATTTGAAAAGCTGAATAGTCTAAACCTTTACCTCTTGACACATCAACCACACAAGAATAGATATGGTCTTCTTTTGGTTTCTCGTATAAGCAAATGCCGTGGGCTTCTTGTAATGGCGTCTTAGTAACAAGAGCTTTCAGCTTCGACCCGTCGATGAGCGTTCCTGAGCTTCCTAGAAATTCACACTCAAATTCCTGAGAAAACTTTTGGTAGTCGAAGTCCATACCTTGTAGGGTGGTTTGTTTCCACTTCTCGTCTCTTCCAGGAACACGATACCAAGGGACTTCAACGTATTCATAGCCATTGGTACCGTCTCTCGCTCCTTCGCAGGTCTTATAGAAGTGGTTAAGTCCATTCGGTGTACTTGTGAATAGAATCTTTGTTGTATTACCTGATGAGATAGTCGGAAACACCGATGCAAAAAACTCATCCCAGTTTTCAACAAATGCCGTTTCGTCAATATAAAGTAGTGAGATAGATTTACCACGGATAGCGCTTGAGGATGTTGCACCCGCAATAATCTTACAGCCGTTCTCAAATTCTACAGAACCTTTGTTCCATTCAACAACGCCTTGTTGCATCCACTTCGGTAGGGCTTCATATGCAATTTTAATACGATCAAGTATTTCTCTTGCAGCATCGCCTTTGTTGGCAAGAAGCGCAACCGTCTTATAATCGTTGAACAGAACATAATGGAGAATGATGGCAACAGCAGTAGTCGTCTTACCAGCCTGACGAGAAGTACACACCGCAACCTGACGGCTGTATCCCATCTTCTCAATAATTTCTTTTTGGTAGTCGTAGACTTTGAGGGGGATCAACCCGTGATCCACGTGAACAATCTTGATGTAGTTAGTGATAAAGTGTAGAGGGTCTTCAGCACACTTAACATACTCTTTGAGCATGTCTGGCGTCCATTGAATGTCAATACCTTTTCGCTTGAGGTTGGCGTTACCGTTATACGTCTCTGTCGCCATCTTCACCACCCTTCAACATTTTGAGGATATCCGCTGTGCTTCCAACAAATAGATTATTATTTATAGTTTCAGGTGAAGTGTCCTCAACCTTTAAATCCTTCACCTTTTTCTGTACATCAAGAAGATCTTTGTTTGCATCAACCAACGTCTTAGTGAGCTGCCCAACAACCTCAAAAGCTCTTGGGTGGTCAGACTGCTTTGCGATTTCTAAAAGATAATCTAAAGCTTCTGAACCCTTACTAATAGCATTATGGATATTGTTTCTGGCAAACTCATAGTCTGTTGTTATATCATCACCCCTATCAACAGGGGCAAGAACCGCAGCTTTTTCATCCTCAACCAATTCTGATTTTATCTCAAAAAGATCATTTAAATTATCAGTCACATTATTTTTCATTTTATTATCCTGGAGTTATGGGTAAAGTAACCGAATTGTTGCCTTGTGTTACATTGATAGTTCCATATGTTTGGTTATTCGCAGCTGACCAATAGAAGAAAGAACCTGTTTCTTTCGGAGCAAAGGCTATAACGTTATTACCAGCTTGTGCAGCACTTGCTCCGTTATTCAAAATTATCTCCGAATTAGAAAGAATTGAATTAGCTACATCATTCGAATTATTGGAGATATAGAGAACTTCGTCGCCTTTGTGTCTTATATAAAGAATAGAACTTTGTGAAAGTATATTGACTGTTGGGAACTCAGAAACTGCGATATTGTATCTATTATTCGCTTGAGTTCCGCTGTCGTATCCCTCCAAAAGAACTTGGGTATTTGCAATACTTGTTTCTACTTCATACGCCGCAGCTCCAGCTGGGAGGAGAGGATTTATAAATTGTGTTTCTTGAGCAAGTGCACCAACAGAATCTATGGCTACTTCGCCATTAGATGAAAGAGATCTATAACTGAAATTGTATGAAAGTTGGATGTATCTGTCCAAGTAATCTCTCAAGTTATTGGGGTCTATGGCTAGATCAACCGTTATCCTCTGAGTTTGGGTATTAGAAGTGAGCGTTCCTGTTGCTGGGAGATTAAACAGATCATCTGGTATGAACATCTCAGAAAGCATTGTGTAGGTGACTTCTTCTCCGTCTCTAATGTTTGTTGCATCAAGAATTTGCGTCGTGTTGCTGGTAAAGGATGCATCAGAGCTTAAAACTTGCAATACAGCTGGCAGAGCGGTTTGCACCGCCACCGAAACATTTGCTTGGTTTAGAGAATTATCGAAGTTTTTAATATAAAATTTAGCTTCAACCTCACCTGATGTGGTTCTCAGATCGTCATAGATGTTAAGAGAAATTTGCGAAACACCGTTTTCAATCACAAACTCATTATTACCGGATGCTGTGGTTGCCGCTGCGTTAGAGAAAGTTCCATTAGCAACTGGGAAATTATCCGAGACAAGTTTGTATGCAGAACCTTCTTCGACGTTATCAGTATTAATAGAGAAGTTAAGTGTGTCGCTCGTATAGCTCTGGATAGAAGTATTCGGAACAACAGAAAGGTAGAACTTACGATCAAACGAAGTGTCAAGAATTGTTACAGTAGTATTTGCTTCACCATTATCCAAAGTGAGGGTCATATACTCGGTCGCTTCTGTTAAGAAGTCTTTATTCACAGGAATCACAACCTGCGCCTTTTGATCAAGAACAACAAAGTAGCCAGTTCTTGATCGAACAATATCATCTGATGAAATACCAGTTATGGTCCAAGGAACCCTTGTTCTGTCTGGTACATTAAGAGCCTGCAGAGTAAATACAACATCATCAGCTGCTTCGCCAGTAACGTTGTCACCTTCGTTAGCTGTGACTGGAGTAGCAGAAAGGGAATAGAATGGAGTTTCACCAAAGAACGGTGGTATTTCTTCAGGTGCAGCATCCACGCCAATTTCTTCTCTTCTTGTTATGATATCAAAATAGTTCTCAATATCAAAAGCATATCCATAATTGGAATTGGCATCAATCTGAGAAATAGGGACACTCAAAGAAGACAAAGATGTTGGTTCACCATTTGCTTTTTGGCCAGGAGTTGTTGTAACTTTAGAATAGGTATCATTAACTGCATCATCAATAGCAATAGCAGTAATCTTGGATCTCTTAATCACACCCTTGTTTGTTACTGGTCCAAACATATAACCCTTAATAGTGAAGTTGAAGGTGTAGATAATAGCTCTACGAGTTTCAAAATCAGAATCATAAGAATCTTCGATGGACATATCATTAAGGACTGTCGGAACATCGAAATATTCGTTCATGTCAGAAGTGATCTTTACGCTGTGCGTCCACTCAGGTCTAAAGAAAGGTAGGATCTGTTCTACAACTTGTACTGCATCTTCGTTGTTTGCAAACATCCCATAAAGAACAATATCAATATCATAAGGGGTTGGTGTGTGTTGAGTTTTGAGAATATCTCCACCGCTTGTCGTCTGCAGGATACGGTTCATCTTATTGTATGTGCGTGTTGCATCATAAGACAAATTGGTGATCTCAAACGAGAGTCTTGGAAGAACTGTTGAGAAAGGTTTGTTGAGACCTGGATCCTCACGTAGACGTGCGAGGAATTTTTCTTTCGGACCATACGAGATAGGAACTTGCAAAGATTGAATTAGTTGACCAGAGTTGTCATACCTTCCAACCTCAAGATCGTTAAACATATTACCAAACATGATAATGTATTTGCGCAAAGCGCCGTGGTAAAAGCTGTGTCCAAACATTACCAGTTTCCTCCTTCGGAGAATGGGTTAAATTCACTAAAGTCTATAAAGTCAGTTTCCTCACCTTTACCCTCAGCTTCAAGTTGGAAGGCGGCGTTTTTAGCACCAGCTGTATTCGCACCTTTATATTCCTCAAGAATAATATATTCATTCTCCTCAGAAATTAGGTAGTATGGAAGTTCTGGTTGCTCGAGCCCAATAGTTACTGTAGGTGGCGTCACATATCCGCTGCCGCCGTTATTTATTCTCACGTCAACAACACCCCCACCAACAGCAAGGATAGCAGAACCATTTGCTCTTGCTGCTACTGGTGGATTTGATATTGACACGAGTGGCGCTTGAGTGTAATATCCATATCCAGGATTTACCATATTGATACCGCTTATGGCACCGTTCGTTAGGTTGGCTGTTGCAACGGCTTGGATATTATTGAAGTCGAAGTATGCCAGCGTCCCAGCTTCATCGCCCGTTCTGGGTGCACCACGAACGACTTTAACTAGACCGATAAAGTCGTCTGGGTTTTCGTTTATATGAACATCGTCTATGTAACCGCTCCAAGGCTCAACATCAAGGACAGCATTACTTGAAAGAACGATAGTCTGACCACCGATTCTCAAGTCGCCAGAGGAGGGTGGGTAGAATTCTGTATTTGCTGTACTCTTTCTGTAGACAAGCAAACCATTAATTCTTGCACTCAAAGTAACTGTGGTCGCCGAGCCATCCTTTGTAAATTGGATATGGTTCCAAGTTTTATTACCGACCTG